TGAACCACCAGTAATATTGATATCATATGTTGTTGCATCTAATCCATTAGAAGCTGCTCCACCACCTTGTGCTGCACAAGATAGAGTCAATGTTGACAATTTATTTCTTAAATAATCAGCATCATCTGGTGATACACAGTCAGCATAGCTATATCCTTCTACATAAGTAGAAGTATTTCCACCTGCTGCATCTAATACTCCACTTGTATTGAAAGTAGCATACTTAGAGGGATCTTCTAGTACTGTTGATACTTGGTCAATAGTTGTAGCATTACCAGACCATGTTAATTGAGCAATTCCGTCAATAGAAAAGTCAATTTCACACTGGTTTACTTGAGCTTCATTCAACCTGTAAGTAGTGTTTTCAAGAACAAAGAATATTGAAAGTTTCAATAATTCATGATGTTCTGATCTTACAAAAGATATGTCTGCATCTGTTCCATCAATTGTAAGAGCTGATGCTGAAGTACCTGTTAAAGCTCCTTCTGCAATATCTTTACCTGCCATAGAGGCCCATAAGATATTCTCAACCATATCATGGTCTCCGCTTGTTCTCCAACTGTTAGAACCATGTTTGAAAGGTCTTACATAAGTTCCGAAAGACCATTCTGCTGGTGGTAGAGAATCATTGAATCGTTTTGATCCACGATTTGGTGTAGCACCTGCTTCGTTGATCTGAACATCAGTAGATTCACTTCCTTGTGACAAACTATATCCGTCTGGTACACCGATTCTAAAAGTATTGGCGTCTGCACCATTACCTTTAAACAGTCCTAAACCTGCTCTTGAGTTGTCTGTTGTTGTTGTGCCTGTAACACCTGCAATAGTTGCTACAAAACCAGTTCCACTTCCTGTTGTTGCGGATTGAGTTGCTGTTTCGTTATCAGCAAATCCGTGTCCACGGAAGTTATTTGGTAAGTATACTTCAGTAACTGCTCCAGAATTAACTGCTTTTACAATAACTTTTAGCTGATCACCACTAGCTGATGTAGTATCACATGTAAGGATATCACCAACAGCGTGTCCGCTACCGCCTGTAAAACCATCTAAAGCAACTGCGCAACCACCTGCGGTGTGCACTCCATTCACAGAGCTGACAAATACCTTGGTATTTCTCGATAAATTTAAAGCCATTTTGCTTTCTCCGTTTTATAATGGAAAGGGGTGCGGCGACATTTTTATGTGCCTTACCTGTTTCCTAATAACGTACTCTGAGTGTCATTTCTCCAATTCCTAAAGGAGCAATTACTCCCTCATCAGTACTTATACTTCCTATTGTTAAAGAAGTAGTACTTAGACTTGGACTGACCGTGTCATCGTACACTAAACTATCATTATCATCTATGACTCTCTCGATATCTTCGAGTAATAATGCTAGAGTTTCTTGAACATCGTTATTATCATTAACATATGCTCTTATTGTTATATCTAACAATCTCCATTTGAATTGATCGGGTAAATATTCCCTAAATTCGTCTCCTGCTACTACGCAGAGACTTGGATATTGTTCTATTTCATCTAAAAATTTTAAACGTCCTGCTACATTGTCAAAAACGTTTGAATTGTATGGGTGATTTCCGTCTATCCCTTTTAATTTGTCCACAATGGCGTCTATAACTTTTTTTCGTTTTGTTCTACTTACCATTATATTCTCCTAAGAGTAAATTTTGTTTCTATCTGTGCTGCTGCTAGTTCTCTTATGCTTTTTTCAATTAAAGGTCTAGGATCGTAACCTGAAGGGTAGTCTGCTCCGTCTTCAAATACTCGATACAATGGATTATAAGTATAATCCATATGAATATGGTTTCCTAGAGCGTTTGCATTCACAACTTGTGCTGATTGTGCAAATCTACCTGTTCTATTTTCTAAACTTGGGCGTCCCATGTTTCCTTTTAAAGTTTTAGCAAGTCTAGAATTTACAAATGCTCTTACTTGAAAAGCTTTTTGAGTAAGTGCATTTTGATTACTCTCTATATTTTTTGTTTTCTTTGGTACAGGAGGAGTTATTTTATTTCCCCCTTTTACTATATAAGAAAGTCTTTTTCCCTTAATTTTTAAAGGTGCTTTCCTTTTGTTGTTTTTTCCTTTTGGTTGAAATTTAATATTACTTAAATTTTTTGCTAGCTTTTTTGCGTACATTTTACGCATAAAAGGATTATTAATTATTACTGCTAAAGCGTTTTGCTCTAAAGTAAGTGATCCTTTTCTTTTTGCGTATGCTTTCCCACTTTCTCCTACTAATCTTTTTTCTGCTTGTTTTTGAAAAGCTTTATTAAGAAGATTTATTACAGAGTTTTTTTCATTTGGATTTGTTAAAGCTGCTCCAAATTCTGCTTCTTCCTGTCTTAATACTTGGTTTTTAAACCAACTTTCAGCATCATACTTAACTTGCATAGTACCTTGAATAGCACCATCTTTATCCATAAAAATGTCTACATCATCTGTGATTTCTACTTCAAGGTGTAATTTTTTTAATGACTTCTTTACAGTGCTGACAATTAATTTTCTGCCTTTATCTTCTAAATGATCAAAAGCGCCTGAATCTTGTGCAGCTCTTACTGCCATTGAAGTAAAAACGCTTAATCTTGCTTCTGCCACAGATACATGGTGACCAACATTGAAAATCTCTTCTCCTTTATTACTTTTTGATGCTCTCGTTAAAACATTCTCGTATTTTCCTGTTGCTGTTAAAGCTTGTCGAGTTTGTTTTTGGCGCTCTCTAAAAAAGTTATAAATATTTGCTTCTGTTGTTTTTGGTTTAAATACCGCTGCAACTTTTAAATGTGTTGGTGTATCTATATCAAAAATTACTTGGAGTTTAGTAGATGCCTTAGATATTTGTTTTTTAAACTCTGCTATCCAAGCAGCTGCAAATTTTTCTAATTTTTGTGTATCTCCTTTTTGAGTAAACTCACCATAGAGTGCTCCTCCGTATTTTCCTGTTTCGGGAGCTCTTCTTTGAACAAGTTTTAACTCTTTAACCATTGCACCTTTTTCTAGTTCAAATATTGCGGGTACTTTATTAAGTAAATCTCTTAAAGGGTCTTCTGCTGAATCTCCCCCCTCTGGTCTACGGATAGCTGTTATTATACTATCTAAATCTTTTTCTAAATTAGCTAAAGCCATTACTTATGAACTTTATAGAAATCTAGTATCCTCTTAATATGGTCTGGGAATCCTATATTTTCTCTCAGACTTGTAGATACAGAGTTCTGTATCGAAGCTCCTGCAATTTGCATTCTGTCTTTTCTTTCGTCTTTCAAATAATATTTTACTAAATCAAAACATGCCAGTTTTAAATCTTCGGGTGTCGAAGCATAACCTGACCTATATGTAACTTTAACTGCAGCTCTTCCTTTTGGAAAAGCTTTATCTGCTGTTGCAGTTGTTCTATAAATAGTATCTAGTTCAGTGTCTACTACGTATTCGTACTTACCACTAGAATCTGAGTTACCAGTTATTAAAGTTGTATATGAGTCATCTTGTCCTGTTCTTTCTGCTACCAGAGAGACGCTGACAAGTGGGCTTTCATCCACTAAAATAGCATTTGTATAATCATCTTGAATATCAAAATACTCTGTTTTATCTGTTGAATAATAATCAACAAATGACGTGCCACAGTAAGTTTTTACTGCTTGACTTATGGCTGGCACTATAACATTGATTTTCGCATCTTCCGTCACACCAGTGATACCTGCGAAATCCTTATACTGTTGTAATGTTACTAAATTTGCCATAATTAAAAGTGTGGGGCGATTAAGGCCGCCCCACGAATCCTGTCTAAGCTTAAATTAAGAAGCTTTGTACATGTGTCCCCATTTAGAAGTAGCACCATCGATAAGATCGGTGAAGCCAATTCTTTGTGAAGCAACAAGCACTCTGCGTTGAGCAGCAACTTCGTAATCAGATTCCACGGTTACACCACGTAATCTTGGTAATACAAAGTTTCTAGGGTTAACAGCGATAGCTGCGAATTTAGATACTGCTGGAGTAGCGAACTCATCACATAATAGTACTCTTGATCCGAATACTTGTCCGATTTCACCACTTAGTTTAGTAGCCATGTCGCCTACTAAATTAGCATCTTGGAATTCAGCATCTTCTAGTAGTTCGAAATA